CCTATCATTTGTGTAAATGCGCTGTAGAACAAACCTAAACTATGTGGATAACTTCTACTCCACACTTTCTTCATTTCACCGTGTACACAGTTCCATATTGTAGCACATTCAAACTCTCCAATAGCATCAAGTACAACTACTGCGCAGTGATTAAATGGACTTGTATAATAACCTGCGGCAGCATGACTAGCATGATGTTTTGTATAGGTAATTGGCGCATACTTAAACTGCTTCATGTATCGTTTAGGTAATACTTTAAGATTTAACGCTGTTTTATATTGGCTAGCGTAAACTTGTCTAGCTTTCTTCAGCCACGGATTTTCATACCAAAAAATTCTATCAGGTGAACCGTGCCCTAAAGCACTAACAGTTGTTGGACTTTCTAATTCGTCGCTAGTACCAGTATAGTTATTAATTAACCTACCATCGTTGAACACAGCAATGCTATGTCCGTGATTAAGAGCGTTTATTCCCCACTGTATCATTTGTAGATAAATGGATCACGTTTGCGTAGTTCTTCCATACGCTTTTTAAAAGCTCTATGCTCTTTATACCAACGCCACGGCGTAGTTAAAAAATTAATTAGTTTCTTCATCTTTTTCCTTAAACCACTTTTTAGCACGTAGTTGTATTTTAAGATTGTTTGATTCTTTAGCATTAGCAATTAACCAAAGTGTTGCTAGCCTACCAATCTTTATTACAGCATCGTTTACGTCTTTGATACCATCTGGCCAATCAGGCATGCTTACTGACCAACCATATTCAATTGCTTGTTCTACTGTCTTAGGACCTTCGTGATCTCTATCTGGAACTAATACAATTTCTTTGCCTAATTGTTTAAGTAGCCAATTCTGACTTTCTTTAATTTCAGCACCTAAGATTGCACAACCATTAATACTTATCGCGTCAAACGGGCCTTCACAAACAATTACGAACTCACGACTATCATGTTGATTATCTAGGTTAAACACGTATCCCGGTTGTTGTTCTGATATGTATTTTGGTTTAGCGTCACCTATGGCTCGAGCTGTGTATCCTACAATGACATTGTCTTTAAGGAACGGTATAATAACTCTATTGCTAAACCCTATCTTAGGCGTCCAATAAAAATTATAATCATCTAGGCAAAGATTACGATTTGCCAAGTATTCTAAGATAGGAACTAACTTATCCGGGATACTGTCTAACAAACTGTTAATTGGCGTTGAGTCTATAGGCAGTACTCTTGCCTCAAACTTTGGTATAACTGAAGTAATTTGTGTAGTAGAAGTTTCATTTAGTCTAAGTGCTTCTAGACCCAATTGACTAATAGTATCGTCAGCCATGTTTAAATCACGGCAAAACTTTTTCATTTTTTGGCTTAGTGGACGGCCTGGTTGCCAACTAGCTTTAAATCCGCAATTGAAGCAATGATAGCTTACTGCGTCTCCAGCATTAAAAATAAGACCGCCACGTTGGCGTTTATCGTCGCAACACACCGCATTGAAACTTATCCAGCCGCTAGGAGTTTGTTTCCGTTTGCCTGGTAAGTGTAAAAGTATTGTGTCAGAGATTAAGCTCATATAGAGCTATTATACTAGGAAACAGTTACAGAATCAACCTTTCCGGAGAAATTTTCACCCGAAACAATAAACGTATCTTCGCCATTGGTAGCTATACCTACAGCAACGATTGGATCATTTACTTGGGTACCAACATAGTTTGCTGGTTGTTTAATAGCAGTTAGTTCCAATGTGCCATTTAAAGTAAGCACTAGATCGTTAACACCGTCAACACCACCTAATTGGCTTCCTACTATTAAAATCTTAGAACCTTTGGTATAGTTAGTTCCAGGAGTTCTAACTTTAGCAGTATACACATTATCTTTCTTAGTAACGGTAAAATCAGCACCATAACCACTCATGCCAACTGCTTGATAACATACTCTAAAATACTTGTAATTGTTAATTGGAATATTCTGTCCAAACGGGATAACTCCGGTAAACTCTCCATCGGTTATTTCTCTATTCCATGAACCGTATGGCTTACCTGCCGCTCTAAATGATTCAACACTAACTGTACTTGCTTCGGTTGCTTCGAGCCAAATAGTGCCAATAAATCCAGTAACTTTAATATCAAATGAAATTGTAGTTGTAGGCTCTGCTTCGTAAAATGTTACAGGGATAGCACTACTATAATGTCTTGGGAAACCTGCTAGATCGATCTCACCTGTGAATGTTTTATAAACAGCGTCATCTCGGATAGTCGGCATAGCATTGCCAATTAATTCCATCTTGCCAGTAGCACCAAAGCGGGTATCTCCGTAGAGCATTACATCTCTTCCGTCCTTGACAGCAGTAACACTAAATGTTAAAAATTGATTGGATAAGTCTACTAGATCAGCTTCTGGAATTACTACTGTGGCAATACCCTTCATACTAGGTACTGGGGTAACTGTGTAAGGGCTATTGTACAAGGCAGCACCACTGGCATCCATTACGTTTAATGTAATGTTAGACATTGTAGTTAAATCGATTCTTTTTTGATCGGCATTCTTAATGTCGAATTCGATGGTGTTATCAATACCATTATATATTTTTACAGTTCTTTGATACACGTTTGTATACTCCACATTGAAGCCTGCCAGATCGGCTAATAGTTCAATCCTATTTGGATATAAATAACTTGAAATTTTTTGCATCTGGACAAACCCTTATTACTATATTTATGGCAAAACTAAGAGATAATATCGAACAAAACTTACCCTTTATCAGCGTGTTAAACTACGGTGAAGAGGAATATGTAGGAATCATTATAAACCAAGATCAGTTTGTAACGAGCTTTTACGATTTAAATGCTGTAAAAAGTCCGGAGGAGCGCACTGTACTACTAGAAATAGGAGAAACTTGGTGGTGGGAATCAAACCGTCAGTTTCCAATTAATATTTTTTGTAGAGATCAAATACACCCGTTTCACTATGCTATAAAGACATTTAACAGCAAAGATGTTAGAGTTATACTAGGTCCAGTTACTAACTTATTAAATCTAACTCTAAAGCGGGTAAAACGTAAATCAGTACAGTTAGTACGTAAAACTCGTTAACTAAATCCGTAACTAATACTTTCACAGATTAAGTTCATTTGAACTACAATCACATGAGCATACGCAATCGCATGTGCTTTCTTAAAGTAATATTCACCGTTGTCCGGTTTCGTCCAGATCGTCTGTCCAATCTCTGTCCAGTCCTTCCCTATAAGGTGCCTCTTCGCTGGGCGGATTAAAGCGAGACACATTGCCAACTCTTCTATGGAAGATGGCTTCATCTGTTTCAATAAGCTCCCATGCCCATTTACGTGGAATAGTAAATCCGTGAAATCGTCTTGTAGCAGTAAATCCCATAGTGGCTCAGTCTCCATTAAAGTTTTAAGATGCTGTCTATCTTTTACTTTTTCATAGACGCTAACATTAAGAAAGTCTATCTTAAAATAGCCTCTATCTTCTGCTTGTTTGTAATCTATTGTACTTATACCTGTTAATGGATTGTAAGGTACTGACGTACAATATACGCCAGTGTTATGCTTTTTAAAAGTTCCATTATCATCTATAGCCGCAGTGACATGCTTGAGTTTGTCAAGAGCAAGAGTTCTATTAGCAAAGTCTATATCAATATCTGGCATTAGTGTTTCACTTTTGATTCAAATAATAACAACGGTAAATGTTCTTGTAAGTACCCAGCATAGTCGTCTGCGTCTTCAATAGTTTCAAACCCAACAAGTTTTACGTATACTGCGGTTTCTTCTTCACTGACTAGTATTTCCATTCCTAGTTCTAGTCTGTTTTCTTCTGGGGTAGTGTTCATACACTAGATTCCTTAACAACTTGTTTAACTAGCTCTACGTCGTCTGGACGTTTTTTAAATTTATTCATCCAGAATTGTAAATCCATTACACTACTAATTGCTTCCAACTGATCATCACTTAATTTCTTTAGTAATGCTTTTCCGTTGTTAGAGTTTAATAACAACCAAGGACTTATCTTACCATCTTTAATATCGAAAGTAGCTCGGCTCAAACTAACATACAAAAAATAATGATTCCAGGGAGCATTGTTAGATTCTCCCCAAGACATCATATGAGTAATACTGCGTTCTAATGCTGTTTCAACACCTTCAGTTTTAACTAGATTAATCACATAGTTGTCGTATAACTCATCACGACACCAATGATCTAATCTAACACCGGAAGTAACAACGTAATGTATAAACTTATCTGGATACAACGGATTAACATTACTAACAAATGATCCAAACTTAACAAAGGCGTTGTAATACGGACTGCGAGCAAATTCGTCATATGTCTTATCACTCTTTGCGTTTTGTGACATCTTATAAAATTTATTATAAGTGTCATAGCCAAGTACAACGTGACGTTCAGTTTTAGCTAATGCTCTACGCTTTTGTTCGCACACGTGCACTGCTAATGTTTTTTCTTTAGCAAATTTGTTATTACAATATTGACAAATATATGCTTGATCGACTAATGCCATCATTTAAACTTTTTTGCGATAGTTGCGTCATCAAATCCGTAGGTCTTTGCCAACGCTTTTAATTCTTTATCAGTTGCCAATGCTGCCAACATCTCAATTTCGTCCATCTTCTTATTAGGATATATTTCTGCTAAGAACTTACTCTTCTTAGGATTGCTAGTTGCGTCTTTCTTTTTATTACCAAGCCATTGATGAAAGAATACTGTGTTACCATTATAGCTACACATACATAACAGTTGCCACATTAGCTTAGGATGCTTCTGTAAAAGATTCCAATGCTTATTAAAATATTCGTTAACAGTTAATACAAAGTGTTCTTGAATTTCACGCTTTTGTCCTTGTACATTACTAATGTAACGATTAAGAATAAAGTATTCGTTCTTTAATGCTTTCTGCTGTTCAGGATCCATGGCATCCCACAGTTCGCGAACATTCTGATCAACTGCCGCTAATTTTTCTTTAAGTTCTACTTTTTCACTCATCTGTTGGCTGCTCTTCTTTTGGAACTAGTTTAGCGTCAAATGCCATAACTGTTCGATGGCCCTCACCTTTCCAGGGATATACGGTGTGCGGCAAGTGACTTGGAAATACAATTATACTACCTGCTTGCGGATTATACTTCCAGGTGTCTGCCATAATAAACTTACTAATGTCTTTAGTAACGGGCAGTCTGAAGCTAATTTGGCAATCGCTTGGGTTGCTGTTTGGAGTCAACTCAGGAGTACTAATATATACGTTACCACTAATGTTACCAGCTGGATGACTGTGCATTTCTTGGTAGTCTCCGGCATATTGTCTAATAGTCCAAATACTAGTTACCACAGGCTTACAATGAGTTAGTTCTTCTGTGCCCGATTGTTGAGTAACAATATCCATATAGCCTTGGCAAGCACGTTCAAGAAAAGTAACCAACCAAGATACATCAATGTTTAACGCATTTGGATACACTTGTATTTGTTGGCCTCCCCTAATACTAGTTAGAGGATTGTCACTGTCATCTAGTTCGTGATGTTGATGTAAGCCTTCTGCCAAATTAAATATTTTACTAAATTCAACAGGCGGCACAGTTTCTAACGCAATAATAGTTGGTGCGAAGTATGCTACCTTCATTTTACCGTATCCTTACTTAATTTATATAACATTATAACACGATCCAAGGCCTTTTGTAAAGTGATATTGGTAAGTGCTTCTCGCCGAATCTCTCCCCACATTTTACTATCCATTATGTGATCGTGTAATGGGCGGCCGTCACCTGTTCGAGGATCAAAGTTTGGATTTGCTGGATCATAATCCCAACCGTGTACTTGTCTAGTACTTGGATCTGCTCCAAATTCTCTAGCATATACAACGCCTTTATCACGTTCGTATATGTATTGTGCGCCTTCTTTAAGTTGTCCCAATTTTCTTCTCCGGTTGTACGATCCCGTATTGTTTATACATCCAAGATATAAAAGATTCGATTTCTTTACTCGGATATGGGTAAACCTTATATGCTGTATTGATTCGATCTAATAATTCTTTATCGTTCATAGTATTTTATCTAATTGAATAATTTCACTTTGTCTGCTAATTTCTTTAACGAAATACGCACAGTTTGGCTTATCCCCAAACTTAGTAGGAACTGCTAATAGTTGTCCGTTTTTCATTTTAGGAAAATACCATTTGACATCGTTATAGAAATTTACAATTTCTATTTTCTTAAATTCTACTCTAAATGAACTTAACGGATTAAAGCATAGTGCTTCAAAGCCTCGATCATTTAAACTAGTTAACGGTAATATTTCAATATCACTTGCCGCAGTACTATCTCCAACAGCAATACACCAATCAATTGGCATAGTAACTTCATCTTCACCAATGCGTAATACCATAGCAGGCGCATTAAACGACTCTAGGAATATTAACGGCATGAAAAAGAAATCTGGTTCTGCGGGTGTTGAATTGTCTAATACCGCAAATCTTGTGCTATCGTCTACCTCATCAGGTAAATTATTTAGAGAGAATGTTTTGTTCTCTAGTGTTAAAATTTGCATTTTTTATTGTTCTCTTTTTTCAAAATCTTGTCGTAGTCGTTGATAAGGTTTATTAAACGCATAGTTCCAGCGGGCAAACTTTGCCGCATATATTGCGTCGGTCATAATACCTATTTCCAACTCTACCGGTCTTTCTGTTATTGGAATCAAGTGAACCATTGGGTCACCTGCTTTTAACTTTTCTGTACGTGATGCTGAGCCTAATTTCCAAATAGTATTAATATTTGTTTGGTTTTGATATTTGAATTCTGTTGAGCCTGGAATATTTGTAAATGATTGTGGATGTGCTTGATGCCATGTTGGCTGTGTCCATACCCATTGAATTGGTTCTGAACAATAGAATAGCCAAGGGCTTTTAAATTTAATGTTAACATAACCTGGCCAAGCATCTGGTGCTTGTTCGTTGAGGTTGTGTGATTCTGCTCCGCTAGTACCTTGGTTATCTGACGGCCAACGTATGCCAGAAATTCCGGACGGAGTTAGGTCAATTTCATAGTCTGACCATAGTGGTATCATTATACCTTGACTGTATAATTCTCTAAGACCTAAGCAGTGACTTACATTGTTATTAGCCTTGTTCTTAGGCATTTTCTTATACCAGTCAGGCAATGTATTTTTAATCAGTGTTGGAGCGAACAGGTCTATTAACTGTTGTGACGGGCCGTATACTTCTAATTTAATTGTCTTTTTCTTATTAAAAAACATATTATTTCCAATCCGTTTTACTAATAGTAAACGGGTACTTGGCGTCTTTATAAAACTTCTTACGTTCTGTCAAGTGTCGTTTAGCATACTTACATGTGCTAGTAACGTCCCAGATTTGTACAAAGTCTTTGTCTTCTGCTTTACGAATTCCACGACCAATTGACTGGATAACACGAACAAAAGATTTGCCTGGCTCTAATAATACCATGTTAAAGATACGAGGAATATTAATACCAACAGCCGCAACTCCATAAGTAGCAACAATGATTTTGTTATCACTGGTTTTAATTTCGTCGTATTCTTCCTTACGATCTTTAGTTTTAACTTCGCCTGATACAAATACTGCTTCTGGTATTTCGTTGATTATAAATTTGCCAGAGTCGATTCTATTAACTAATACTAGTGTGTTACCAGATTCAGCAATGCCTCTAATTAGTTTGCTGATATAAATCATTCTATCTTCATCAGTAACTAGATATTTTAATTCTTCAGCATACGACTTAAATTCTGGAAGATCAATCATCTGTACAACATTAACGTGACAATTAGATAACACTCCCATTTCTTGTAATTCGTGTGCTCTAATTCCTCCAATAACTGGACCAATACTAGCAAAGATACTTTCAGATTCAAATTTCTCTTTAGGAACTGTACCAGTTAATCCCCAACGTATTGGTGCGTTAGCTAAATTTTGTGTAAGTAAATTCTTAAGAACTTCGGCCTTTGCCATATGTACTTCATCGACAATAACAGTCTTAACTCCGTCTAAGAATTCTGCCAATGTAAGTATATCGTGTTCATGATTTTTACTTTTCTTTTCTAATATGTTAAGACTTTGCCATGTACAAATAGTATGTGTCTTGTTAAGATCTTTACGATCTCCATAGTAAACACCAACATCTAATCCAACGTTAACAAAGTCTTCTTCTGTTTGTTCAACAAGACTTTTATTAGGCACAATAGTAATTGTACGTCCTAGTTTTTCACATAAGTGTGACAATGTAGCTGTAGTGATAGTTTTACCAGCACCGGTGGCAATTTCCTGTAATGCCTGCGGAGTTTCAAGAAATTTGTTAATTGCTTCAACTTGATAATCACGTAGTAAAATTGGCTGACCTTCTTGTGGATGACCTTTAGGCCATACTTTGCCCAAGTCCGCCCAGTAATTTTCTGTTACAGGCGTGAAGGTTAAGTCATGTGTTACTCTAAGATCTTCTACTTCGTCAACTTGGATTTTTAGGCTACTTAGTATGTTAAAAACTGTTTCTAACTGATTTAAATATCCGTTGCCTCCAAGGCCAAACATACTAACCATGCCATCCCATCTTCCTAGTTTAAAAGCTGGATGATAGCGAGCATAAGGAATTTCATACTTAAATGCGTTTGCTAATTTCTTGCGAGCATCAAGTGGCAAATTCTCAAATTTAATGTTTACTTCGTCTTTGATTACTAATTTTACAGCCATTCGTTCCTCGTTTCGATAATTGGTTCATTATCGGTATAAGCAATAATTAAGTCACAGCAATTTGCGTAGACAGCAGTTTTACTATGACGCAACGGATTTCCAATTGAAATTACACTCATTGGTTTCCAGTCAGTTTTTAGGAGAAATTTTGGAATTTTTCCACTTTGTACACCCACTACTTTTGTGTTGCTATCAAGTTGTGCGTTGTAGCCTTTGTCTGCTATCAGCTGATTAAATTCTTTTCCAATTGGATTATTGTCTAATCTAAAATAAATTCCAACGTCATTATAAATTCTGTTATTTTCCAAACTTACCTCTAAATTCTTCATTTCTTCGAGGCATTTTTTAGGGTCATAAACATCAAACACTACTAGCAACGGAAATCTTTTTAGTTCGCTAACTGATTGAATAAGTTGGTCTAAAGTTATTTCTTTTTTGTTTACCCAACATTTTACATTAGAACGCTGGGCAATTTTTTCCGTCAAATTTTCCGGATTTTTTTCACTTTTTTCGGTGAAATAATTGTAACGCTTGCTTCGGTCGTTTATGATGTTATTGTCTAACGGAGTGTTAATGCCAAGGTCGGCAGTAATTTGTTTTTGAAAGTTTGTGTTGGTAATGGTGGTTAACAAAAACTGATTTTTTATTTCATTTTCTGACCAAGATTTTATAGTTTCATGAAATTCTTGGATTTTTTCTTCAATTTCAAAGGCCAGTGGACTAAGCATCTCAACCAATGAGACAATATTCTTTTCAGTAAGGTCTGCTTGGTAAACACGACCTGGAGTTACTTGAATTAGTCCATCGAGTTTCTTAGTACTGGCTGTTAGTGTTTTGCGTAATGCTGAAGAAAACGCAAATTCTATGGTTAAAAGTGGGGTACCGTCGCTGGCATTACTAATGTATAATTTTTTAGTGGTGTCAACCGGCCTAAACAATTTTGACCAGGTCGGAGCTTCAAGTACTAGTTCCAATTCTTCTTGGAATTCTTTAAATTTTGGTTGATGCTCTTTGAATATTTTTAATAATAGGCGACTTTGATTCTCTGTAATGAATCTAGGGCCTAAAATAGTGGTTGCTAGACTGCGTAACACCTTAGAGTCACGTGAAGGCATTATTTCTTCAATAGTCGGTGCTGTAAAATTTACAATTTTTAATAGTAATTGATCAACTGTTATCATATCATTAAGTATACACGAAAAGTTTTAAAAGTCAAACCTTTTAGACAAAAAAATAGGCCTCAATATTATTTAAGGCCTACGGTCCTCACTTTGGGCGAATTGATTATAATGTAGCGTCTTCCATACCAGCAACTCGTAGTTTAACCACGTTGGTGATTTGCCACTGCTTCTGGTCAAGAGCTTTAGTAATACCTAACCATTTGTTACGAAGGAGGGCGAAGTCATTAATAATCTTTTCAAAATCAACAACATCCGATTCTCCTTCGACAAATTTTTCACAATCTCTTGAGCTTAATGCTCTTTGATAGCTTTCTAGGTATTTTCTAAAATGCTGACTCTTAAGTCTTCGAAGCTCAATGTTTAGGTACTCTAAAATTGCCTCAATTTCTTGTAGTTGACTAAATCTATGTTCAACAACTCCAGGCATTGATGCCGCGGCTTTCTCAACATTCCCAGTCAGTTTAACTTCTTGTCTAGCTTCGGTTAGCTGTAACTCAAAGTACTCAACTGCGTCAGGAATATTTGATATGTCCTTAGATATTTCAGAATACCATCCCATTACAGATCCAATTCTCTATAGTCATCGTCTTCGTCATCAGCGGCATCTTCTTCATCGAGATAATACTCAATTGCCTGGTCTAAAATTGGATCTACACCTTGGGCACTTTGTAATACTCGATCACTAACACCGTAATCTGCTAACAAATCAACGTATCTTTCTGCTACTGCTTCTGTTTGTTTTTTATCAATAAAGTCGATAAACAACATCCAGACATCACCTATTTGTGTTTCATTCAACATTTTCATCTATCTCCGTAGGAATGTTTGTTGTTAAAGTTTTAATATGAAATTTATTCATTAACATATCTAATTTATCATCTTTCCATTCTTTTCGGTAGAATTTGAATTCCTCACCTGTCTCTGGATCAATCCACTTGAGTCTATTACCCTCTTGAACTAACAAGCCGGCTTTCTCACACAAGTCAACTAGACCTGAGTAAGGATTCATGCCTTGTTCGTATGGGATTTTGATTTGAAGTGTTTCAAAAGGCTTAGCGTAACGAGTTTTCATGATTTTACAAGCGGCTCTAATACCGTTTACTTCACTAGTCTTGTTACCATCTTCGTCTTCTTTAAGTTTCAATTTCTTCATGGCAACCACGATAGAACTTGCGTAAACGAAGCCTTGCCCGCCTGAGATTTTATCATCTGGATCGAACATATCTTGCGAAGCGTATGTGTGATTAGTACAAACCATTCCGACATTATAATTTCCAAACATGTTAACGCAATTACGAACTAATGCTGTAAGTGCTTTAGGTTTACGACCCATGTCGCCCTTTAGATCTCCCGCTTCAAACTGGTTGATATCGGTAGGGGTAAGCAACATACCCAATGAGTCTATGACAAATAAGACCTTAGGACGTTCTGTCATTGCTTTGTACTCTGACATAAATTCATGAATGGTTCTAGCCACATCATCAATCATAGCCATATTGAGTTTGAGCAATTTTTCTTCGCTTGTATCTACGCCAAGATTGTGTAACCACTTTTCGTCCAATGCGTTTTCGCTATCGACTAGGATAACATAAATGCCTTGTTCTTGTGCGTGTTTAACAATATTGCCAGAGCAAATATAACTCTTGCCAGCACCTGATTCGCCAGCAAATACTGTAACCTTACCCAAAGGAATACCCTTGTTAAAGTCACCACTGATTAGATAGTTTAGCGCAAAATTACCTGTGCTAACCCAATCTGTTGGATCGTTAAATCCAATGCCTAGACCGTCAATACTCTTAGTCAAGGTCTTTCTAAATTTCGATAAATCGAAGGCTTTTGTAGCCATATTGATATTCTCCTAATAAATCAATAAAGGGGGACAAGCCCCCTTATATTACTTTTGACGATTGCGAATCATTGCCAAGATGTCTTGGGCACGTGAATCACCGCCTGCTGATTCAGATGCTGTTGGCGCTGGTGCTGCCTTAGCTACTGGAGCAGGTTCATCATCAAAGTCGTCACTTGCTGTTGATGCTGGCGCAGGTGCCGCTTTAGGAGTTGATGCTTTTTGTGGATCACCAGTGTTCTGGCTCATGCCAGCTGGTTTGAAATACTGACCCCAACGTTCCATATCATACGGTTCGCC